GGGGGCAGTAATCATGCCGGGTCTGGCTGGCTAACACCCCATTATAAGGGGTACGAATAAAGTAACGGCGGGCTCCCGTTTTTTATTCGGACAGGAACAGATATGGCAAAGAAAGACGATAACCTGAAACGTCTGAGAGAACTGGCAGCATCGCTGGGACGTGAGCCGGATATCTCGGGAAGCGCAGCAGATATTGCGCAGCGTGTGGCTGAGCTGGAGGAGGAACTTGCCAATATGGATGACACTGACATCCGGGATAAGTCTGCTCACCCGGAAAATGCGCTGACCGGACATGAAAATGAGGTGATATCAGCGCAGCCGGAGACCGTGATTCAGAATATGGATGATCTGGTTACAGTCGTGGCACTGGTGACGCTGCATACCGATGCACTTCATGCCACGCGGGATGAACCTCTGGCATTTGTGCCGCCGGGAATGGCGTTCCGTGTCTCTGCCGGTGTGGCAGCCGGAATGACAGAACGTGGCCTGGCCAGAATGCAATAACGGGAGGCAGCGTGGCTGATTTCGATAATCTGTTTGATGTTGCACTTGATCTCGCAGACAAGGCCATTATTCGCAATATGGGGATTAGAGCGGTCATTACGTCAGGCCGGCTAAAAGGGATCATGATTTCCGGGGTTTTTGATGATCCTGAAAATATTTCTCTGGTGGCCGGCGGTGTGCGTATTGAAGACTCTTTACCATCCCTGTTTGTGAAAACAGCAGATATTTTACGGCTGTGTCGCAATGATTCGCTGATGATTGGTCGTGAGTCTTTCTGTGTGGATCGTATCACCCCTGATGATGGCGGATGTAGTTATATCCGGTTGCGGCGTGAGGGGCTGCCGGGAAACGTAAGGGCAGGACGATATTATGAAGGGGCTTGAGAATGCCATCCGCAATCTGAACAGCCTTGATACCCGTATGGTGCCACAGGCCAGCGCATGGGCGATAAACCGTGTGGCACAGAAAGCGGTCTCGGTTGCCACCCGGCAGGTTGCCGGGAATACCGTTGCGGGCGATAACCAGGTGAAAGGGATCCCCCTGAAACTGGTACGTCAGCGTGTCCGGGTGTTTAAAGCCAGTCCGTCAGGAAAAATGACGGCCAGGATCCGCGTTAACCGGGGCAATCTGCCCGCCATCAAACTGAACACAACACGGCGGCGTGCTGGTGAAGGACTGAGAGTGGGAAAATACTTTTTCCGGGGGGCATTTGTTCAGCAACTGGCGAATGGCCGCTGGCATGTTCTGAGGTGTCTTCCTGAAGCGCGTTTTGCAACAGGGCATGACCATCAGGGCAGGCTAAGAAAAAATCGTCTTCCTGTGGAGGTAGTGAAAATCCCGCTGTCCGGACCGCTGACACAGGCATTTGAAGATGCCCGCGATCGCATCATTGCTGCGGAAATGCCGAAACAGCTGGGGTATGCCCTGAAACAACAACTGAGGTTACATCTGAGTAAATGAACCGGCACACACAAATCCGTCAGAGCGTGCTGGCACGCCTTCGGGAACAGTGTGGAGACAGCGCCACGTTTTTTGACGGGCTTCCGGCATTTATTGATGCGCAAACTGCCTGCCGTGGCGGTGTGGCTGAGTGATGCTCAGTACACCGGAAAAATGACGGATGGAGATGACTGGCAGGCTGTTCTGTATATTGCCGTCTTCATCCGGGCACAGGCACCGGATTCAGAGCTGGATATGTGGATGGAGAGCACCATTTTCCCGGCCCTGAATGATGTACCGGCACTTTCCGGACTCATCGACACCCTGAACCCACTCGGTTTTAACTATCAACGTGATAATGAGATGGCTACCTGGGCGATGGCGGAAATCACGTACCAGATCACGTACACGAATTAAGGAGGTGGTAATGACCACACCAAATCCACTGGCAAAAACGAAAGGTGCGGGAACGACGTTATGGATGTATACCGGCAACGGCGACGCATTTGCGAACCCTTTGTCGGACACTGACTGGCTGCGTCTTGCGATGGTGAAGGATCTGCAACCTGGCGAGATGACCGCTGATGCAGAAGATGACACTTATCTCGATGATGAAGATGCAGACTGGAAAACGACAACCCAGGGGCAGAAATCCGTCGGTGATACTTCGGCGACGCTGGCCTGGCGTCCGGGTGACAGCGGGCAGAAAAAACTGGTTCAGTTGTTCGATTCCGGTGAAGTCTGCGCGTTTCGTATCAAATACCCCAACGGTACGGTTGATGTTTTCCGTGGCTGGCTGAGTTCACTGGGTAAAACCATTACCTCAAAAGAGGTGATGACCCGTACTGTAAAAATCAGCGGTGTGGGGCGTCCGTATCTGGCAGAGGAGGGCGCTGAAACCGTGGGTGTTACCGGACTGACGGTGGCACCGGCATCTGTCAGTGTCAAAGCGGGAGCAACCACCACACTGACCTTTACAGTAAAACCTGACGGGGCCAGTGACAAAGCGATCAGTGTGCATTCGTCAGATCCTCAGACTGCTTCGGTGCCCCTGAGCGGGCTTGTGGCCACGGTGAAAGGCGTGCAGCAGGGCAGTGTCAGCATCGTGGGCATGACCTCTGACGGAGAGTTTGTGGCAGTGGCTGCGGTGACCGTCAGCGCACCATAACAGGACGATACTCATCATTGCCCCGGTTATCCGGGGCTTTTTGCATCCGGAGAACATGATGTTTCTGAAACAGGATACGTTTAATTATGAAAAACAGTCCGTGGTGCTCAGTGAGCTGTCCGGGCTGCAGAGAATTGAATATCTGACGTTTGTTCAGCAGCGAAAGGCAAAGTTTGATGCACAGGAGGGAGAACTGCCGGAGGCTGAACGACAGATTGCTTTTCTGCGTATGGGAATGGATATCAATGCCTGGCTGGTTTCCCGCTCACTGTGGAATGCTGAGCAGTCTCAGGATGTTGAGACGCTTTGCGCATCCATTATGACAACATGGTCGTATGATGCGCTGGGCGCGGGGGCGGAGAGGGTTCTGTCGCTGAGCGGTATGGGGACCATTGAGAATGCCGGGGATGATGATCATGAGGCGCTGACGCCGGAAAAGTCCTGACGCGGGAAATGCAGTTTGTCATGCGGCTTGCCCGGGAGTTCCGGCGGGCAGACTGGCGGCAGATGCTGTCGGATATGTCGGCCACTGAGCTTGGTGAGTGGGGCGATTATTTCCGGATGCAGAGCTTCAGTGATGTGTGGATGGATGCGCAGTTTGCCTCGCTGAAGGCATTGATCGTGAGAATGGTGTCCGGCAGCAGCGATGCTGCGGTGGCTGATTTCAGCCTTTTACCGGAAGAGAACGGGATACCGGAGCGAACGGACGAAGAACTGATGCATCTTGGGGAAGGTATTTCCGGAGGTGTGCGTTATGGACCAGATAGCCAACCTGGTCATTGATTTGGGGATTGATGCGGCAGAGTTTAAAAATGAAATTCCCCGTATCAAAAACCTTCTGAATGGTGCAGCCAGCGATGCAGAACGGTCTTCTGCCCGTATGCAGCGTTTTATGGAGCGTCAGACTCAGGCGGCCCGGCAGACAATGCAGGCGGCTTCTTCGGCTGCAACAGCAGCATCAGCCCATGCGCAGACGGTGGAGAAGAATGCACGGGCTCATGAACGCATGGCCCGTGAGGTGGAACAAACCCGTCTGCGCGTGGATGCCCTGAATCAGAAAATGCGCGAGGAACAGGCGCAGGCCAGGGCACTGGCGGAGGCGCAGGATAAAGCGGCTGCCGCCTTTTATCGCCAGATTGACAGTGTGAAACAGGCCGGTGCGGGGCTTCAGGAATTACAGCGTATTCAGCAGCAGATCCGACAGGCCAGAAACAGTGGCGGGGTTGGTCAGCAGGATTATCTGGCGCTGATTTCGGAGATCACGGCGAAAACCCGTGCCCTGACGCAGGCAGAGGAACAGGCCACCCGGCAGAAAGCGGCGTTTATCCGCCAGCTTAAAGAGCAGGCAACCCGCCAGAATCTGTCGTCTTCTGAGTTGCTTCGCGCCAGGGCGGCTCAGCTGGGGGTAAGCAGTGCTGCAGAAGTGTATATCCGCAAAATGGAGCGGGCAGGAAAAGCCACACATTCGCTGGGGCTGAAAAGTGCGGCAGCCCGGCGGGAGCTGGGGGTGTTAATCAGTCAGATGGCGCGCGGCAATTTTGGTGCGCTGAGGGGATCCGGGATAACGCTGGCTAACCGTGCCGGATGGACAGGCGCACTGATGTCGCCGAAAGGCATGATGACTGGCGGCGTTATTGGCGGACTTGTCGCGGCGGTCCTGGGTCTGGGTAAAGCCTGGCATGACGGCGGAAGGAGGGCGAGGAATTTAACCGTCAGCTGGCGCTGACGGGACATTATGCCGGTGTCACTGTCGGGCAGTTGTGGAAACTCAGCCGGGCCATATCCGGGAATGGTATCACGCAACATGCGGCAGCCGGTGCGCTGGCACAGGTGGTGGGCAGTGGGGCATTTCATGGAAACGATATTGGTATGGTGGCGAAAGCTGCCGCACAGATGGAGCGATCGGTTGGCCAGTCGGTCAGCGATACCATAAATCAGTTTAAGCGGCTGAAGGATGATCCTGTAAATGCCGCGAAGGCGCTGGACAATGCGCTGCATTTTTTGACTGCCACTCAGCTTGAGCAGATACGCGTCCTTGGGGAGCAGGGGCGGTCCAGTGATGCGGCCCGGATCGCCATGTCTGCGCTGGCAGAGGAAACCGGTAAACGCACATCTGATATTGATAATAATCTCAATGCGCTGGGTAGTACGCTGCAAACCTTGTCTGACTGGTGGAAGCAGTTCTGGGATGCGGCCATGAATATTGGTCGTGAAGACTCGCTGGATGCGCAGATTGATGCGTTACAGGAAAAAATTCAGCGCGCGAAAAAATATCCGTGGACAAACGCCTCCACACAGGTGGAGTACGATCAGCAGCGTCTTAACGATCTTCAGGAGAAAAAACGCCGGAAGGATTTGCAGGATGCAAAAGCGCAGGCAGAACGGAATTACCAGGAGCAACAGAAACGCCGGAATGCTGAAAATGCCGCGCTGAACCGGATGAATGAAACGGAAGCTGCACGACATCAGCGGGAAATTGCGCGTATTAATGCCATGCAGTACGCCGACCAGGCTGTCAGGGATGCGGCGATACAGCGTGAAAATGAACGTTACGAAAAAGCCATTAAGAAAAATACACGGGCAACCCGTAATGATGAGGCCACCCGGTTATTGCTGCAGTACAGTCAGCAGCAGGCACAGGTGGAAGGGCAGATTGCTGCTGCCAGACAGTCAGCAGGCATTGCCACTGAAAGGATGACTGAAGCGCATAAACAGCTTCTGGCCCTGCAGCAGCGCATCAGCGACCTGGACGGGAAAAAGCTGACGGCAGATGAAAAGAGTGTGCTGGCCCGTAAGAATGAGCTGATTCAGGCGCTGACGCTGCTGGATGTGAAACAGCAGGAGCTGCAGAAACAGACAGCGCTTAACGACCTGAGAAAAAAAACGGTTCAGCTGACCAGCCAGCTGGCAGACAAAGAACGTGCACTGCGTGAGCAGCACAATCTGGATATTGCCACTGCAGGTATGGGGGATAAGCAGCGGCAGCGCTACCAGGCACAGTTGCGCATCCGGCAGGAATACCGGCAACAGTTGCAACAGCTTGAGAATGACAGTCGCCAGAAAGGCACTTACGGGACGGAGGACTACCGGAGGGCTGAGGAGGTGCTGAAGGGGAGCCTGAAGCGACAACTGAATGAAAACAAACGCTACTGGCAGGAACTGGAAGTGGCGCAGGGCGACTGGAAAAACGGTGCCATGCGGGCGTTTCAGAATTTTACGGCGGATGCGGATAATGCGGCGGGAACGGCAGAACAGATGTTTACAGTGGCATTCAGCAGTGCCGGTAATGCACTGGCGACATTCTGTACCACCGGTAAGCTGAATT